CTACACCGTGGTCTACACGATCACGACCACGGGCGGGGTGCTTACCCTCACCTTCACCGTGCGGACTTTCCCCACGGCAGTCAGTGGCGGCTACTGCGACCGGGCCGACATCGAGGACCAGTTCGGTATCGAGAACGTCGGCAAATGGGCCGACCTCGAAAACCACGGCGACGACGGGCTAATCGAAGCCAGGATTGACGCGGCGATTCAATGGGCTACCAACGAGGTTGATGACCGACTGCGAGGCGGTCCCTACGAAGTGCCGATCGCTTCGCCCACTCACACTATGGTGGCAGTCACTGCCACGCTTGCCGGCGTCTGGCTGTACGAGGCCCGCGGCGTTCAGGACTTCGACGAGGCCAGCGGCAAGCCCACGCACAAGCTCGCATGGGCCAAGGACCGCGCCGAGAAGATCCTTACCGACGTCCGCGCCGGAAAGCGGCGGCTCGATATCCAGGTCAGCGGCATGGGCGTGCGTGTGCCCATCGTGGGAGGGCGATAAAATGGGCAGAGGGGCGAAAAGTGGATGAGCGAAACAGATGGACAAAACGGCACTCCACACCCGCCCGAGCCTGCAACGCCGCAACCCGGGGGCCCGGGGGAATTCTTTGCCGTCGAGGGGCACCAGCGAGCGGATGCGATGATGCTGCAACGCTTCCCGATCCCGCCAGAGACACGGCTGCTCATGGTAGGCAAAATGCGGGAGATCATGGTTGGCAGCGACAAGCCACGCAACCGGATCATGGCCACGAAAACACTGGCAATGCTCGATAAAATGAACATGGAGCAAGAGAAACGCATCCTTGGCATCCCCGACACGATCGTCAACGTGATTCAACAGGTGAACGTGATGCAACACGAACTCGGCATGATGGACGCGAGCATTCTCACACCCGCACAGGCGGCACAAGCGGCCCTGGCTGCGATCGGCTTGAAGCAAGACGGAAACGGCTCAAATGGTAATGGCAACGGCAACGGCAACGGCTCCGGCTGACCCCTACGAGCGACGCTGGTATCCCTTCCGGCCGCACGCGACGCAGTTTGCGCTGTGGAGCACGCCCGCTCGTTTTGTCTCAGTGCAGGCCGGGCGCCGGTCGGGTAAGACGGAACTCGCCAAGCGGCGGCTGGTCCGCTATCTGCCCGTTCCGATCCCCGGGTGCCCGCAGCCGCGCTATGCCTTCGGTGCCCCGACGCACGCCCAGGCCAAGGAAATCGCCTGGCAGGACTTGCTAGACCTCATCCCCGATCGCTGGATTCGCGGGGGCAAGAACGGGCCGAACGTCTCCTATTCAACTCTGACAATCGACACAATCTTCGGCTCTTCGCTGCGCGTGTTCGGCTTGGACAAGCCCTACCGCGTGGAGGGCTCCTATCTGAATGGCGTTGGGCTCGATGAATCGTCCGACATTCGCCCGGGGGCGTTCGACCGCGTGATTCGCCCCATGCTTTCCGACTACGGCGGATGGGCGTGGCGCGTCGGAGTACCAAAGCGGCAGGGCATCGGGGCCGCCGAATTCAACGCATTCCACGATTCTTGCGAGGCGGGCGAGTATCTCGACGGGGCGGCCTTTTGGTGGGCATCGGCCGATATTCTCCTGCCGGAAGAAATCAAAGCCGCTCGCGAAACGCTCGATCCGAAGGATTTCCGCGAGCAATTTGAGGCGCGACGCGAGACGGCCGGCGGGCAAATCTTCTATGCCTTCCACCGGGATTTCAACGTGCGGCCATGCCCCTACACGCCGGGCCGTGCAATCGTGGTGGGTTCGGACTTCAACGTCGATCCGATGGCCTGGGTACTGGGTCACAACTACAGCAGCAGCCAAGGGAACCGTGTCGAATGGTTCGATGAAATCTGGCTGCGGAACTCCAACACGCAAGCGGCTCTGGACGTGCTGTGGGCTCGCTACTCGAATCACACCGGCGGCTGGCAGTTCTACGGCGACGCGGCGAGCAAACAGCGCAAGACCTCGGCCCATACGACCGACTACGTGCAGATTTTCAACGATCCGCGATTCACGAGGGCGGGGCGCACGGTTCACTATCCGGAAGCGAACCCGCCCACGGCCGACCGCTTTGCCGCCACGAACGCGATGTTTTGCAACGCGGACGGCGTGCATCGGATGTTCGTCGACCCGCGGTGCAAGCGGCTCATTCAGGACTTGGAAGGTCGGTACTACAAGCCGGGCACGCGGGAGGCAGCTGACTCCGGCGACCTCTCGCACGCCACTGATGCACTCGGCTACGTCGTCTATCGTCTCTTCCCGCTTCGCATCGAGACAACCGCACAACGACGCATCGTCGTCACAACAGGGTAAAGAATCATGGCCAAGACCAAGAGCGAAACCAAGACGCCCAAGACCGGCCAAGTGACCGGGCGGCAAAGCGTCGTCACGACCAGCGGGGCTTTCGGGTCGGCGTTCGGCGGTCAAGGGCCGCTGCCCGCCAGCTTCAAGACCTACCGGGAAATGCGAAAACACCCGACGATTGCCCTTGCCCGGGCGCTGTCCATCGCCCCGATCTTGGCCGCCAACTGGACGGTCGAGGCAGACAAGGGCGTTGACGAGGAAGTGACCGACTTCATTTTCGAGCAGTTCGTGCCAGGCCGGCGCGGCTTCCTGGCAACCGCTCTGTTTGGTGGCTGCGACTTCGGGCACCAAGGGTACGAGAAAGTGTTCGAGGCCGACGGCGGCTACGTCTGCCTCAAGAAGCTCAAGCCGTTGTTGCAGGATATCACCGAAATCCTCATCGAAGACAACGGCGGCTTTGCGGGGTTCAAGCAGAAGGACGTGGAAGTCCCGCTGGAAAACTGCCTGCTCATCCCGTTTCGCGTCGAGGGCACGGATTGGTATGGACAACCGCTCTTGGAGAACTGCCGCGCGTCTTGGGAGAAGTGGCGAAAGGCCGACGATGGCGCCGAGCGGTACGACGCCAAGGTTGCCGGTGCGCATTGGATCGTCCACTACCCGGTCGGCCGGACGCGCGACCTGACGGGCGCAGAGCAGGATAATGACCTCATCGCCCGCAACATCCTGGCCAGCCTCGAATCCTCCGGCAGCGTGGCTCTGCCCACCGATATCAATGCCTTCGTCAACGCCGCGGATCAGGAGGGCCGGGCCTGGAAGATCGAACTGATTGGCGACAACGGGGCCCGGCAGCCGACGTTCATCAATCGACTCGACTACCTGGACAAGCTGATGGTTCGCGGGCTGCTCTTGCCCGAGCGAGCCGTGATCGAGGGCACCTATGGCACAAAGGCCGAGGCCGAGACACACGCGGATGCGGCGCTGGCCCACGCCGACATGGAACATCAGGACGTGACCCAGCTTGTGAACTGGCACGCAGTAGACCAGTTGCTCGCCTTGAACTGGGGCGAGGACATGCGGGGCACCGTTCGCCTTGTGGCCGGCCCGGTGGTCGATGCGAAGGCTGTCTTCTTGCGGCAGGTCTACACGGCCGTACTGGCGAACCCGAGTGGGTTCCTCGAGGAAATCGGCAACGTCGATATGGCTGCGGTGCGTGAAGTGCTTGGCGTGCCCAGCGATACCGAGGGCGAATCGCCGGAGGGCGCGGTGGGTGTCGATTACGGGCTTGGATTGCTGCCGATCCCGGGCGTCGAGACCAGCGGGCCGCAAGCAACGACGGTCAGGCAGGTCTACGCGGGCCCGGGAGAATTGCCTTCCACGGCACAGGCGGCTTCGTCCGGCGACGTACAGGACACGGCTTTGAACGGGGCACAGATTGCCTCGATTGTGGATATCTGCTCCAAGGTCCACACGGGCGAACTGTCCGGCGAGTCGGCCAAGGAACTGATTGGCATCGCCTTCCCATTGATTGACGCGGCTCGGGTGGTCCGGCTGGTCGACTCGCTGGTGAAGGCGGCGTGACACGAAAGGGAACGCGATGGCAAGTTACGAGGAAGCAAGGCAAAGGGCTCACGGCCCAGACGCCGTGGCGTTTCAAGAGAGGATGCACGAGCGCGTTTTGGAAATGCGAGCACAAGAGGAAAGGGATAGAAAGACCATGAACGATCCGAGCGTGTTTGTTCCGGTGGTTGGCATTCCGCCGACCCAGGCGGTGGAAGAGCGGCTTGCCGAGTTGGTCCACGAGGCGGCCGATATCCGGGCGCTGTTGCGGCTGGCGAAGCGGCGGGACGTGCGGGAGGCTGAGGCGACGGAGCCGAGGGAGGTTCCGGCCAAAGAATGACCCGCCCTCTCGTAACACCCGCCGAACGCCAAGCCGCCCGGTTGCAAGACCTGGACAAAGCTCGGCTCACGCGCATGGGCATCGACGCGGCTATCCGCATCGGGGTCAGGGTGCAGAGGGCGGCCTTGGCTGCTTGGAAGCGGGGAAGCAACCCGGGGCCGGCAGCACGGGCCGCCCTCGACGAAGCCCTGCCTTTGCTCATCGACGGCATGGTTGCGGCCGACCTGACGGGCCGGCGGCGCGTGGCCCTATCGACGCCGGGCAGCCTCTCCTTGCGCGCCGTCACGTCCGCATACGACGCTGCGGTGGCTGCCATGCGGAAGCGGCTGGACATGCCGCTATCCGAACTGGACGAGTTGCGGCTGCGGTACAACGCCTCTGCCCTGGAAGTCCTGAAGAACACCGGCGACCTGATTGAGAAGAAACTCCAGGACACGATGGTGGAAATTGTCACCGGCGGCGAGCACGTCAAAAGCGGCCGCGCGATGCTGGCCGACGCCTTCGACGCGATGGGCATCACTCCCGACAACTCGTTCACCCTGGAGGGCATCTTCCGCACCCAGACGGCGCTGGCCTACGGTGCCGGCCGTTGGCAACTGGAGCAAGACCCGGCGGTCCAAGAGATCCTCTGGGGCTACAAGTACGTCACGGTGGGCG